TAGCGGTTGTCATGGTGCTCTCCCCGGTGGTGCTTGTCGTAGATGGACTTTGAGCGGTCGTAGCGGTACTCCGGCTCGGTCACGAGCGTGCGGCGCCCGCACTGACAGGGACCCACGGCCTCGGGGAAGACGTGCTTGCCGTCCCAGCAGAGCTCGCTAATATCCACCGGCTTGCTGACCTCCCGGCGCCTGGGTCATGCCCCCCTGCGGCGACGTCTGCCCGCCGGGGTTCATGGGCTGAGGCTGCCGGCCCGTCTGGGCGTTCTGAGCCTGTTGGCCGACGGGCGGCCGTTGCCCCCCGTTGGCACCCTGCATCGTCTGCGCGAGCTGCTGCGCCTGCTTCAACTGCACCGTCTCTTGGAGATGGCGCTGCAAGAGCTGCTTGACCTCACGGGGCACAGCGGGGTCTTGGAGAGCCTCCGTGTGTGCCTTGATATGCATGTCGATGTTCTCGCCCATGACCGGCGACACGTACTGGCCCACAGCGAACATCATCAGCTCTTCCACAGGACCCTTCGGCGAGGCGTCAGGCTCCATGTAGAACTCGGGGTCCTTACCGTACGCCTTGAGTAAATCCTCGTACGCGCGCCTGATGCCCTTCTTGGCGATGACGCCCGCTTGGATGGCGGTCGGGTTCATGACGGCTTGCATGAGCACGGTGGCGTCCTGCCGCATCTGCTCCCGGTTCAGGGTGTCTGTAGTGGGGGCGAGGCGGAGGTCGTAGGCGCCGCGGAGCTCGGTGCGGTCCTTGAGCCGGATGACGGAGGGGCGCTTGCCGGTGACACGGAACTCTTGTCCTGGCGGGAGGTATTCTTGATCGAGGGCGAGGACGTCGCTGAAGATGCCGACCCAGAGACGCTGGAAGGCTTGCATGGCGATCTTAAATCGTAGTCCGGCCTCAGAGAGGAGTGTTTGGGTGCCTTTAGCGGTTCGTGTGGCGCCAACACGATTAGGCTGGCGGCCAAGAGACAGGTCAGTAATACCGCCCAGGCGCTCGCCGTATTGTAGGAGAGTGGCCTCTTCCTGCGCTCCCCACGCGGGGCTGCCCTGCCACTTCGGGATGAAGATGTCCTGTTGCGGGTTGTCCACATCTATGAAGTTCCCCGGCCGCAGGAGCTGCTGGATCGGCGGAATCGTCGCCGACGCCCGCTTGAAGCCCATGGGCATGTTCTGGATCGTGGCGTAGTCGACCTTCTGATTGTGGATAGCGTTGATCTCGTCCTGTACGCCTTTGATCATCTCGGCGTAGCTCAAGCCGTAGAATCGGAAGGGCACAGGGAAGAATCGGCCAACGCGGATCGGCCGTCGCCCGTGTGCATAAACGTTATCGAGATAATCCCATCCGAGGACGCGATTGGGAGCGTGAGGACTTGCCCAGACAATAACTTCCTCATCCAGTCCGTCCCCATCAATATCGTAACGGCGGTAATCCTCGAGGACGTCCCACTGGGTGCGTCGTACGTTAGATGGACCTTGACCTTCGACTCCCTCGGCGTCGTCTTGCGACTGGCGGTAGCGTCCGGAGTCGAGGGCGGGCTGGTCTCCTCGTGGGGCTCCGGTGGTGAGTATCTCTTCAACGACATCGGCGTAGAACCTCCCCGACAACGCTTTGCGCCGTAAATCGTCCTCGTTCATCCACATGCGGTGCTGGCACCACGGCAGCTCGTCGATTTCGTGACCGCCCTTGACCGGCACGATGAGGTCGATGGGGTCGATGAGGTCGACCTGCGGCCCCTCGACGACCTCTTCGCGCTCTACCATGACCTGCAAGCCGTCTTCCAGCACGTTGAGCGTCAGGTAGCATTCGAGCGGGGCGCCGCCCTGAGGTGACGTTCTTATCTCCCCATAGAACTTGCCCTCGCCTTCGGAGCGAAGGTTGCGGGGCTTCGACTCGCCGAACAGCGCCTCGAAGATCTGCGGCAGGCCCGTGCCAAGCGGGAACTCGCGCAGGAACTTCCGCCAACGACGGTCCACTTTCCAGTACGTCTTCGCGACTGCCAAGCCCGGCTGGAGGAACAAATGGGCGCTCTGGGCCACGATGGGCTCGATGCGCATCTTGGACTTGATCTGCCAGTTGAGGACCGTCTCGACCTTCTGCTTGCGCTCCTCGCCGGCCTGCGTCGTGGCGATGACGATCACGGGGTCTTTCTCGCCCATGACCGCCTCGACGAGCCGCGGCTTGTACGTCTCCACGTGCATCATCGTGATCGGCACGTGGAAGTTGGAGGCGCCGGGCCATGGGAACATCTTCTCGTCCGGCGTGCGGTTGTAGTACTGGTCCTCCCACTCGGCCAAGCGCGTCTCCCACTCCGCGCGGTCCTGGATCGCCTGGTTGAAATCGGTCAGGACACGATCCGCAAGAGCCGCCTCGTCATCAGGGTCCAAACGCGGCGTAAGCTTGCGTTGCAGCTTCGTCGCGGGGTCGTCAGGCGGCGCGGCAACGGGCTCGTCGTGCTTGTCCTGGGGATCGCCCGATAGTTCACTCGTCTGCATCGTCTGGTTCTCTGAAGACGGAGACGATGATGACTGCTTCGGTCATCATCATGTCGAACATCACTACGTCGTGGAGGCGCAGCGGCCCTTTCACCGGCTCAGGCTTGTCCTGCGGGTCGCCGCTGAGCTCGCTCGTCTGCATGCTAGATCGTAATCTCTTTGAAGTACGCGCAGGGCCCCTCGGGATACATCTTCTGCGCGTCCTCGAGCGTCATGGCTTTCTTGATGTGGATCTCGCCGTCCTTGCCGTCTCCCTCCGCGAAGTAGATGAAGTCCGCTTCCCCGGACGCTTTGCTGATGTGAATGAAGATGTCCCGTGTGGCTGTCGTGAGGATGTTGTATTCATCGTTGGCCAGTTTCATCACGTCGCCATCCGGGCAGGTTGGGCCCAGGGGCAGCAAATCGGGCACGTCTTTGTAGGCGTGATACGGGAAGGGGGGAATGGCGACGGCCGCCAGCAACACAGCGGCGAGGACGACCAGCACGGCAACACGGAGCTTCATGGGGCCTCGATTTCTGGCGTCGCGACCTGCGAGAGGTCCGCGTGAGCCTGTGAGAGAGTGTAGTGAGCCCGATCGAGCGTCGACTTAACCTCCGCCTCGAGTTCCGGGTGAGCCTGCAGGTAGGCCACGAGGTCCATGGCGAGCTTGATGCCCGACAGGATGAGGGGCAGCAGGGTCAGCAGCGGCATCTAGGACTCCTCGTGGTAGCGGTCGGCGGCGTCAAGGCGCTGGGCGTCGTCCAGGGCTTTGTCGCAGTGGCCGGGTCGAACGAGGCCAAGAGCCCCGCACAGGAGACGCCCCCACCTCTCGCCGCGGTCTCGGGCCCGGGCCGCCTGCGAGGAGATGGTCTCCTGCGGCGGGGCCCCGAGCAGCGTCGAGGCCAGGAAGCGGTCGAGGTTGTAGGCGCTGGCGACGAGCCAGCGGCGCAGCACGGTTACTTCTGCGGTTGCGGAGCGAAGGCGGCGACGAGGGCGCCGAGACCCGCGAACAGGCCGGCGAGCGCCGGGTGGGCCGAAACGAGGCCCTGGATGTCAGCGGAGAAGGCCGCGAGCGCGGCGGCGAGGACGGCGGCTACAGGGGCGATATACTTGGACATGAGGCCTCCGTGGTAAGCGAGGAGCAACGTGCTCCTCTACTCCTTACGGGGCTCACGTGGAGCGGTGGATAAGGTCGCAGTAACGCTGGTTTTCCTCGCCGCCCGATTCGCCAGTGCCCGTCAGGTAGGCCGACTGGTCGATGACGTGGTCGGACTCGCCATGTGGTGCCACCCAGTGCATTTGGCACAGAAGCGGCTCCCACGGCTCCTTGACGAACTCGCCCTCGGGGTCGCACTCCCGGCACCAGTGGTGAACGAAGACGGGCGGAGTCTCGTAGCCACTGTCGTAGATCACTCGCTACCCTCGACCGAGCACCACTCCGCGTGCCCGTCCCACTGGCCGCAGATGAGGCAGCAGCTAGCCGTTGCCACGACGCGGCCGCTGCCCGCCCGCGATGGCGCCGAAGAAGCGTTTCTGCTTAGCCGTGAGGGCATGACCCTTGGCACTGTTGTCCCGCAGGATCTCGCGGGCCTTTCCGGACGTGAGTTTCTTCTTACGCTTGGCCATCGGGCAGCTCCAGGTGGGGGCAATCCTTGAGAGTCGTCCACGATCCGCCCCAAATGAGATTATACTTCTTGGCGAGGTCACCAAGCGGCTCGTACTGCGATGCGTCCCACGACACCTTCCCCGCCACCAGCACCGCCACGTCGACGGCACGCGATGGAAGTACATTGTGTTTGGACTTGTGTGTCGTGCCGTCGAGTTGGGTTACACATGGTCCCGGGGTCGTTCGGCCCTGAGCATATAATAGCGCTTGTTCGTCGGTACTGCGATACGTGCATGTCAGCACGAGATCGTGCCCAGTCTCAGCCCGGAAGTCCTGCAGGAGCATCGTGTACGCTGCCGCCAACGTAGGGTCAGCATCCGTCAACTTAGTGCTTGGCACGGCTGTCCCTCCGCGGGCTCCCATACCCCTGCCACGTGCGCTCGCGCTCCGGCTCGGGCGCGCGCACGGTACGTCGCAGCCCTAGCGCGCTGTAGAGGCCCGTGGCGAGGTAGCGGAGGCAGGCGTGGACGTCCGACCACGGGTGGTTCGCCTCGTCCGGCTCTTCGTGGACTTGACCTCCCTTGCGTGGCGGGTAGACGTACTTCCCAAGGAATCCTTGCACCAGAACGGGAGCTCCCACAGCGTCAACGTACAGTCCCGGTTCACCATCCACGCGTGTTGCCAGCAGTTGATGGACGAGCGCACGACCGTGCTTACGTGTCCATCCGTGTTCCCATGTTGGCCATACACCCAGATTGTTGAGGACCTGCACATCTTGAACCTCGTTGGCCTCGGATGTAGAGCGGCGCTGCTGCCCGGCCGGGTCGCAGAAGTCCTGCCAGCCCGCCCCGTGCTGAGGATACCACGATGAGCAGCGGGCGACCACCTTCTCCGCGAACTGCTTCGTGGTCTCCTCCTTGCCAACGACCTCCCGCAGCACCACGAGCCTGTCCTTGCCGTCGATCTGGGCGATGAGGCACGCAGGCGTCAGGTAGCCAAAGTCCCAGACGCGGTAGAGGACTTTGCGGGGCCTCACCACGAGATCGTCACGGCAGTGCATCTGCTCCGAGAACTCGGGGTAGACGCGCGTGCCCTCCGCCACCCACCACGAGATCTCCATCTCCCGCATCCAGAGGTTCGAGTCGGGATAGGCGCGGCGGGCTTCTGTGGCCCACGTGGCGTCCTTGGCCGGGTCGGCGCTGTAGTGCAGGCGGACGGCGGTGAAGCCCAGGTCGTTCTGACGCACCTGCAGGCCTACCACGTCTTGACCGCCTCCGTGGCAATACTCAGCAGTTTGTCCACGTCCTCGTTCACGATGGTCGTCATGTGCCGGCCTTCCTCGTCGAAGATGACGAACGTGAGCGATTTCGTGCCGTGACCCACGAGAAGCACGCCGCGATGGTCACCGCCTAGTGCTTGCCAGTTCATTACTCGTTCGATCCCAGCGCGTACCCCCAGCCGCACAGGCAGCAGTCCCAGCGCAGGTAGCGCCATTCCTTGGGCTGCTTGCTCTGCTGGCAGGGCACGTGCTCGCGGGCCTCCGTGAAGTGCAGACAGTGCTGGCAGGTCGCCTCGTCCGTCACCCCAGCTCCCCTTTCGACGCCTCGGACATGTCCCGCCCGTGCCAGAGTGTAGCAAAGTAATTATCGCTGCCATTCGGAGTACTTACGAAGATAGCTTTGCTGCCCTTCTGGATCAGTGGCGCTACGGCCGTATAGACGCCCCGCTGGTCCTCCTGCATGGCGAACTCGTCCTCTATGACCACGGAGGCCACCTTGCCACGGATCTTGTCCGCCCCGCCTGCCAGCGCCTGGATGATGGAGCCGTTCGCGTACTGGATGCGGCCCTCGGAGGCCTTGTGTTCCACGTGTAACCAAGCGGGCAAATGGGTCTCGAGGAACTGGCAGCGGCCTTCAAAGCCACCCTCTGGCATGGAGATCATGGCCACGGCGTCTTCCCACTGCTTGGTCTGGTAGTAGACGGCCTGGTTTGGCCGGTAGCGGGCCCACCAGACGGCGTAGGCGGCCACGCACCAGGAGACCATCATTTGCCGGGACTTAGCTATGACAAGACGCTGCTCCCGGTCCAGCAGGCGCCAGAGCTCGCGGACGTATGGCGTCGTGACGGGGAAGGGCTTGACGGCGTTGCCCGGATCGGCTTCGTCGCGAGTCTGGACAAACCGGAGCCAGAACAAGCCGTCTCGGGCGGCCACGGCTTGGGCGGCCCGGACGGCCAGGTCAGCCGGAACGGCGGTGCTCGTCAAGGGCCGCCAGGAGGGCGTCTACGTCCACGTTGGCTTGCTGGACGGTTACTTGCACGTCGGCGCGAGCGTCGCCGGAGACGCTGGCCATGGTCTTCTCCATGGACATCACGGCTCGAGCGGCGCTGTCGGCCCCTCGCGTGTCGTGCTCGTCGATAGTCCGTGAGAGCATGTCTACGGCTCGGTTGGCGGTGTTCTCGGCTAGCCGCTGCCCGATGACCATCTTGAACTGGTCCCGCCACGCCCGCAACTGCTCCCGCATCTCGGGATCCTTGAGATACGTCCAGAGCGTTTGGCGCGTGACGCCCAGCATACGGGCGACTTCCTGCTGCGGCGTGCCCATGGCCAGGAGCTGCACGGCTCGCTCGCGCCGGTCCTCGCTCAGGACTCGCGGCCTACCCCCGCTGCCGCCAGACGTTGTCGCGGCCGCGTCGCGGCGCGTCAGGGCCGAGGACTTTGCCGCAGTCGGGGCCGCAGCAGGGGGCGTAGACGGGGCTATGGTAGGCTTCGTCGAATTGGCGGACACGGGCTTCCTTTGGCGGGCGGCCGGCGCTCAGGCTCAGCCCCTCCTTGGCCAGCCGGGCGTTCCAGCGGGCCTGCTGTTTGGCGGTCGGGCGGTTGGCGGTCACAGTTCCTTGATTTCACCAACCAACTCGAACGAATAAAAGGTATCTGTCGCCAGCGTCTGGCTTTGTGTCAGCCACACCCGACACCTAACCATGATCCCCTTTTCCTCCGAGAGGTCGTACGCTTGAATGACAACCATGCGTTGTCCCGAGGCCTTGTGATACACTACGTCGCCGGGCTTGAATAGCGTTCCCAAATGTGTGCTCTCCTCTACTCCTTACGGGACGTCAAGAAACGTGCCATTACTTGACACGTGACGAGCATACACGTGTTTAGCCCTTTCCGCAAGCCCCGTGC